GTTGCTGGGCAGGCCTTAGTTTTTTCTTTTTAGGGGTAAACCTAATGCCCACACGTTTAAGGGCTCTTTTCCCAACCTTTTTAGCTACTTTTGCTACCTTTTTATGAATTGGCATTGGCAATCTCCTATCTTATAACACGCCTGTTGGTGTAACACTTGCTATTTGTCTGAGCGTCTCTTCACGGGACTGTCCTGGCCGGCCCTTACCGCGTTTCGCACCTACCCCAAAGCCGGAGAGCAGAAGCTTCTGTTGATCTGCAATGTTGCCACCAGTGCCGCCTGCCTGGCCACCGAATGCGGCCGCGGCTTTAGCCGCCGTTCCTAGACCGGTCACGCCTTCCTGACCAACCCTGACGCTACCACTAACGAGCTGGCTCAAAGCTTGCTGCGTTGCGTCTGCTTGCGCCCTAGCGCCTTTGAGTGGGGCCAAGTCAGCAAACCTGTCACCGCCTGGCAAAATCTCACCGCCCACGCCGAGTGCAAACAGTACAGCCCGAACCGGATCAGTACCGAGCATGTCAGTGAAGATACGTTCTCGTTCGGCCTTGAGTCGTTCGAGTTCCTGCTGTCGCTCGAACTGGCGCGCCTTCTCGGCCTCAGCCGCCGCGAAGTCTTGCTCTAGCTGAAGCTGCTGAAGTGCGAACGCGTTTGCGGCCTCCTGACTGGCCTGGCCGCTCAGAAACGAACCGCCGCCGCCGGCACCATCGCCACCAAGAATGCGGGCACATGCGGCCTGATCGCCGTTCAAACATGCCGCCAAGTCGTCGCCTTCAGGAGCTTCCTGGCCGAACTGACCTAGGGCGCTTTCGACTCTACCACCAAACCTGCTCCTGAAGAATTGGCTGCCTGATCGAAATGCTGGGTCACCACCTAGTTCTAGGTCTTTGACCTCAGCGATCCTGTTGAGCATCGCGTCTGCGGCCGGATCATTGGGTCCTACGCCCAAGGACTTCAGTACCGATAGTTCTAAGTCATTGAAATGTCGAGGCATTAGAGTGTCCCTTCCCTGATTTTCTTTTCCATGTTCTTCATCGACTGAATTAGCGCTTTCGGCACCAATACGCGACCATCTGGCTTGAATTTAGCGTTCTCCTTGAGAATCTCAAGGAGTGCAACCGGATCGTGACGTACCTGTGAGTAACGAGAGAGGAGCTCAGCCTCGCTGACCGGCAGACCCCGATAGGGTCGACTGCCGACCGCGGTCATTATCTTCTTTCGCTTCCCGAATAAACGCTCACTGGCGAGCTTAGTCAACCGCTCCCACTTATCGGCGGTATCCCTAGGGATGATATCATCGCCCTTTGGCTGCTTAACTGCTACCGTGTGCTCTCCCATTATAACTCTTCTCCGACCGGTCCGCCAGATGGCTGCGGCTGCGTGTTAGGCGTACCACGTCCGCGGGGCTCAATCGATGACGGATGCGCACCTGGCGGAAACGTGCCGCCCTCGCCTCGACCCAGACCGACCGGAGCCGGCGCGTTTTCTAGTCCTGGCGCCGGAGGCGCATCAGTCTGCCCAGCCTCACCGGCACTTCCAAGCAGTTGAGCTGCAGCCTGAGCGAACTCTGGCGGCAAGCCTGCGTCGCCACCTTCAGTAAGCTCTTCCATCTCATCATCTTCAATAAGAGCCTCAAGCTGGTCTAGTGCATCCTGCATCAGGCGCTCCTTAACTGGCGGAAGCTCCTCGAGCTCCTGAATGTCCTTCATCAATCGCAGCGTAGCCGGATCCTCGATGTCGAGAATGTTTTCAACGATCCAGTCCCACGGCAGTCCGAACTGCAGCGCCAGGTTGGCGGTGCCAATGTCCTGACTTCTGTCCACTGGACTCTTCGGATCGATGCTCGTCGAAAGTCGGCCCAAATATTGCTTGGCCATCTTCACGGTGATCTTCTCGCCACCGATTACGACTGCCTCTCGCAACTGAATAATGCTCCTCAGGAAGAGCTCCATGACATCAGTCACACCAATCGCCATGTTCTGCGCCAGCGGCGACAACTTAGATTTGGCCACGTTGATTCGTAGGTTAACCTGGTATGCCGGCGCCGCGCCCTGGACTCTGCCAAACAACACATCTTCGAGCGTGTGGCGCTGAATTATGTCATCGGCCTGTGCCAGAAGCATGGTAGCATCTGGCAGTCCCTGTGGGATCGCCAGGACATCCAGATTCTCATCTGCGTAAGTAACGGTCACACCGCCAAGATTGACCCTCAGTATCGGTCGGTCACGGCCAGCGAACTGCGCACTGGTCGCGCCGAGTTTCCACTCATATGACGGTAAGTAGTACGCGTTAACCATGGTGGCCAGCCGCGACAGAAGGAAGTCGTAAGTGTGAAGTGCGTCCTTGGCATCGGACAAGAAGCCCTTGAAGTGAGACTTATAGTCCGAGAGCTCGGTTCGTATGCCCGGGATCATAACAACCGGATGTTTGCCAAGATTATGCTTCCATGTTCGCAGTGGGGTGTAACTCTTGGTACGCTTGTGCAGCGTCTCGGACGCGATATCCTCTTCAATTGACCTATCACGTATCTCGGTACCCGCGAGCAAATATGACACCCACTCAGTATCGATGTATTCGATGATGGGGAGCTCGTCGTACCACTTAACCACTCGACGGGAGAGGAGTTCCTTCACCGTCTCCGATCCGAAGTCTTCTGCCAGGACCTTGGCCGTGGCCCACTTAACCTCGATCGTCGCCAACACATTGTCCCCATTGTCAAGCATGGGTAAGATGGCTAGCGCTGGTATATGGATAATGACGAACGGGAACTTACCCTCCGTCTCCTTCCAGTCCCTGATTCTCTTGATATATGCCTTATCGGATTCTCTCGAATCCCGCACCGGATAACCTGCTTCGGCGGTCCACTGCGACGCAGCGAGCATCGACTTGATAAATGCCCGGCCGTAGATCAGGACATCTCGGCCGACTGCCGGCCAAAAGTTGTTAGCAACCAGTTCCTGCTCGAAGACATTGCCTGCGGCGCGTTCCACCTGCTCGGCGGTACGCTCGTCGTCGGTATTCAGTGTGGGAGGTTCAGCATGGAAGTTGGGCCGCGCCATCAGGAGACCCCCGGCATGCTCGATGATTCCTCCAGCTCTCCCGCTGTGGATCTCCAGCGGCTCCATATTCAGGTCGTCGGACTCTTCGAGAACCTCGATCTTGTTTCGTTGGTGGACAAGGTCACGGAATTCCTCGTCGAGACGGAAGCGAGGACGCCATTCACGTTCCAATTTGGAATGCAGGTCACGGACGGACTTACCAGTGGGCTTAGGAATTCCTATTGGCATCTAGCGGGCTCCCCCTTTGCTTTCAGACATGTAGGTACAGTTCACTTCCATTATACGACTTAGCGCATGTCAAGTCCAGCACGGGGCCGATCTGCATACCCAGCCGGGTGTTGCATTTGCAAAAGATTATCTACGAGGATGAAAAGAGAGTCGATATCATCGTCGTGGTCGACGTACGGGAAATGCTTAAGATAGTATTCCATGTCCGGGAACCACGGCGCCATGCTCGGGAACCGTACCTGCCCATTGTGGATGTACTGTGCTAGTACATTGGCCCGGCTTCGCTTGCCACCGCCATAATACACAGTGTCGCACGGAACCTGCGGCATCTCCTCGCGAATGGTCGTGACCGCCGGCGTGCCGACAGCGCTGTCTTCGAACCAGATGTTATACGTCTGCCAGTCCATGTACGCCTTCTTGGACAATCGAACGATCTCGCCAATAGTAAACCGATCCTTTTCTCGGTCTATCACCCAAATATTACCGTGCTTATCCAAGCCGCCTATGTACATGACAGAATAGTCGTTTTCTTGACCGTCCTTCAGCGCCGTGTCCCAGCTAGCGGCCATGAGGAGATCCTTTTCTTTCACCCACTCCGCGTGGGGCCGGCTGTTCTGATCTTTCTTGTAATCGTGATATGTCGCTATCTTGGTGATCATCTGCGTCTCACCACCGGTGGTATCGCCCTGGTACTGAATAGCGAACAACTGGGGAAAGTTATTCTTCTTCTCCAGCAGGCTATCTTCGCCTTCATCCAATGAGTAATGCTCCGGCCAGTAGCTCTTGCCATTAGGGAGGATAGCTGGCACATGGATTGGTGTCCACACAGGTGCACCATGATGGCGCAACTTAAGGAGTTCACCGATGAAGTCATCATCCGACCATCGGGTGCCGATGCACAGCTGCCAGGCGTTCTTAACCATCCTGGTGGAGATGGCGTTCACATAATCATCGTATGCCTTCTTGCGAGTTTTAGCCGTGGCCGCGGTCTTGACATCAAGCACGTCATCTAAAACCAGCCCGTTCAGACGGTAAGAAACTACGGCCGAACTAATACC